AAGCATATCGCTGGTCAATCTAACCATGCGCAATTCAGGATCTAGTGAGCCTATTTTCTTAACTAGATTGTGCGTGTTAAGAATGTTGCGTTTGGCTATATCAAACACCCGTTCTTCGGCAATAGCACGTTTGTTTCTAGTTGCCCAGGCAAGAGTCGTGCCACCAGTAGTCATTTCGGGTACACTAGAAACTTCGCCCTTCTGGTTGAGTGCACTGAACTTGCAGGCAAAGCCAATGCGCTTGATAGATGTATTTGTCAAGGTAAATATACGTAGTGATAAATAAGAACTGCAAGTATACTACCTTTTTGCGTACTTGTCAACTATTATGGATAACAAATGAAAATACTATTGGTAATATTAAGTCTACTTATGTTAGCTGGCTGTCAACCAGCCAAACAAGCTACGTTAACTTCGGCCACCACAACAACCTTTAAACCTACATTTGAAGCAGATTATAACAACTGCGGCAATATGCCAGTGACCAGTGCCAACTCTGTTACATTTGGTTCCGGTAGTGACTGCAATGCAGGCCGAGTTGTATCTGCTAAAGGTTACAAAAATATCACACAAATTCGCGCTACAGTGGATTTGAGTAAATTGAACAGTAATTTTGTGGTCAGTACATTCTACATGGTTTCAAACCCAACTAATCCCAGCTTGCAACCCAAAGGCGCAAACTACTGTGATGCAGGCGGTACACACAATGAATGGAATTGTCAAGAGATTGATTTTTTCGAAGCTAACAAAAATGTAGTGTTGCAACACACTATGCATCTGGGTGATGGCGGTAGTAATGCTCCACAGCGGTTTGAGTTCAGCTATACCAGCAGTACAGATGTCTGCTATCCAAACTTAGTGGATAGTCCAAGTACCGGTCTACATAAATGGAATGGGCTTGATGTCAGTAAACCAGTACAAATGATAGTGGATTTTACCACTACCGCGATGAAAGTCACCTTTACTCAATCGTCAGTTAGCGTAGTGGTGTACGATTCTAGCGTTGGAACAGGTTATTCAGGTAGCGGAACACTAGACACTAGCAAGCTTGCATCCAGCATGGCCAATGGGTATTGGCTAACGTTGAGTATGTGGCAGTGGGATAGTTCAAAACAATCAGGTGCACCGTGGGCACCGGGTACAACACAAGGTTTTTATAATTGGACTAACCCACCATGTGGCTGGGGCACTCTTTGCAGCAAAGCAGGATCTTATTTTGGCGTGACTAACATTGAAGTTGATGCTGCCGGTGAAATCTAACAAAAGAATTCAGACCTTCAACAACTCTTCTATGGTGTATAGGTTTTTCATATAGGGTGACACATCTTCTAGCACACTAGATTCAATGTCACCTTTTCTTCTGGGGCCTACTTTAACTGTAAAGTCAACACTGTTGACTTTTTTAAACATATCGACAATCTCGGTCACGGTTCGTCCAATCCCATGTCCTAAACATTCTACACTATTACTAGGATTCTCGATAGCTTGAAGTAATGAATTACATACTTCATTAACGTGAACATAATCACGCACACAAGTACCGTCTTTAGTATCATAATCATCACCAAAGACTGTAAACTCACCTGTCTCACCAGCTTGCATTAGGTTATACATCAACCCATCTGGGTTAGTAGGATAAAAGCCATCACTCCCGATAACATTGTAAAACCTAAAAATAGTGTAGGGCATTGGATTATGCTTGGTACAGAACTCGCGGATAACATCTTCCGCTGCACGTTTACTGACTCCATATGTACTCACGCAATCTTGTGCAGCTCCTGTACTTGAAAAGATAAAGTTGTTTGTATTAATCTTATTGATGACATTCATCGTACCATTTAAGTTGGTGATATAATACCTGATAGGAATTTGTTCACTTGCCCCCACATTAACGAGAGCAGCCAAATGTATTACCGCATAATATGGTTCAGTTTGGTCTGAGAGGGTGAATAGTCGATTGATATCAATCTGAAAAAATTTATCTATAGGTGCGATAGGTTCATTGACATCTAAGCCATGTACCTCATATTTACCCTCTAATAGCTTACATAAGTGCGATCCTATATAACCTGAACAACCTGTAATCAAAATCTTTTTCATAATCCGGCAAACAAGCTTGCGCCTTCTGCTTCCTCTGTTGGTTCGAAACTGGGATTTTTCGTCAAGTACGTATCATCATCAGTATAGATAACTCTAAATTTATGTTTGTTAGTTAACACAGAACGCGCATCATCAATACAAATTAGACTCCTATCCAAATCTTTGATGAACTCAGAGTATTGGATTGTTTCTTGTTGACAAATTTTTGCAGTGTTACTATTGGATTTCCTGCCATCAAACTCTTGGAAACATTCACTCCATTTACGAAATACTGAATCTTCCAATGAAGTAAAATGAGACAACGAACCCAAAGCATAATACTTCTCGGCAGTCGGGTATTGATTGTATAACTGGGTGACTAGTTCTGCCATATTAGCTTTACTAGTCTCTCGAAAGAATGCTGGATTAAAATTCTTTGTCCACCGCACTCCTTCAAGTGCCACTGTGGGTAGCTGAATCATTTGTTCATAGAACGCAATACCATAGCTTTCAACTGTGCTGGGATTAAATGCCACCCTACAACTGGTTATGAAGTCAACCTTCTCTTGACCGATAATACCTACTTTTATCTGGTAATCGACCCCAATTTTCTTCAACTGAACTTCAAATTTCTTTGCTCCGGTTGCACTAGTCATTACTCGGGCAGGAAGATTGGTTTGTTTAATTAAATCAAGGTATACCTCTGGATTCTTACCTTCTTCCCATCGACCCACGAATAGTACTCCCTCGCGAGGTGCGTTGTGTTCTTTCAAAAGATTCTTTTCAGGTAAAGGAATTGGCAAATGAAATCCACCTACCTCCAATTGATTAAATTTACTTTGTGTACCGATGTATATGTTAGACATTCCAAGTTGGAGTCTCATCATACTATTAACACTATGTAAAAACGGATTTTTAGTATCCTTAAATATTTGGCTTTCTAAATGAGTATATGCAATCACTTGAATACAATCATCCAATCCCATAGTTGAAGCCACCTGAACAGTCTCGTAGGTGTTACAAATCAATGCATCATATATATTATGTTGCATTGCTTCTACGATAGCATTCCGAAAGTTTGCCATACGTTCATAACAATAACTATCCCCATACATAAAGATATTACTATGTGTGGTGTATGGCAAACTCTCACTTGGGTAAATAATATTTGCACCAAGTTGTTGTATCTCTCGTACAAAACTGCTATTTTGCGGATGTTTATCGGTAATAATATCAACCTTAATATTATTAGCAGTCATCAATTCTACAAAGCTTTTAGCAAATTGACCGATTCCACCGTGGGGAATAAGAGTTTGATAGCTTACCAAAAAGCCAATTCGTTTGTCGTATGTTTTCATTATGCCTCAACAATTGAGGGAACAGGTTTCCAATTGGTCCATTCTCTTCGCAAGATATGAGCACCGTCATCCGTCTTTGCGTTGTAATCATTCACCACTATTTGTTGCCTATATTGTAGTACTTTTTCAGATCCTTCACCCTCTTGACGAATAAGATATCGTAGCTCAAACATATATTTACCTTTTCAACATCCATATAATATGGGCATTCTTAGAATGCCATTTATATTCAAATATGGTATTACCTGGACCTGTCCACATAGCTGTTAGTCTATAAGACTTTTTTAGCCAGATACGTTTGCCTGTTAGATTACAAAGTTCGGGTAACCATGCAAATTTAAGTTCTGCACCTAAATATCTGTTACAATAGAAATCATTGTATGTGGTACCCATACTATCTAAAGGCATCACGTACCCCATTCGTTTTTGAATAATGGTACTTGAAGTCTATCACTGTATCGCAGACCATGCTTAATCGCAAATAATGCTACATTACGATTGTTCATCTCGTAAACCTTTTCCGTACCACCAACTGGCATTAGATAAACCGGACCTTTAAACCCTGCTGCTCTATATTCAGCAGTAGCCTTCAAGGCATCTTGGGCATCTTCTTCACTGGCAACTACGAATTTTAGATAAGCAAATCCAACATTTTCATAATCACGTACAATTTCAGTACAGATAGCATCTTCCCATTTCTCACCACTACCCGGCAGTTTAGGGCTTACTGAAAATGTAATCTCTCCACCAGAACCATGTGGATATTGACGTTGATTCCATGTCTTCAGATACTTGGTAAATTCGTCAGTTAGTGGTTGAGTACCATTAGTCTCAAATGTAATTTCATTTAGTCCATTCATCTTTGGATGCTCAATCAAATCTGGGTAAGCACGTTGCCAACCCAATAATGGTTCTCCACCAGTGATTACTAGATGTTCATCACGCCACTCATTGAAGGGCAACATTTCACAAATGCTATCAGCAATGGTGTTAGTGTCAAGCACGGGACTAAGATGCTTGAATGCAGGATCCCAGGACGCATAACTATCGCACCCTGTACTTACAAGTGGTAGCTCTTTGTAATTGGCGTATGGACCAAATGCATCTAACGCCGCAATCTTGATACGCTCTTGACTTAATTCACCGCGAGGCATACCAAATCCACCACAAGTAAAATTACAACCAAATGTGCGAAGGAACACACTTGGCACCCCCATAAAACGGCCCTCTCCTTGGATACTATAAAAAAGTTCGCTTATTTTAAGATGTGACATAATGTATTTACCAATGGCGAATAACGCCTGCTACAATAAAGAAATTTGTGATGATGTATGATAACACAATCATGGTGCGAAAGCAAGCGATTAAATCTGATTCTGTATCGGAATTGCCCGCTTTCTCACCAAGGGCTTTAGCCCATATACGCCAAAGCAGCTTAGAACTGATCATACTTTTCCTTATTTTTTATTAAAACAATTCTTCATTATCTTCTCTATGCCCGATACGCATTGCCATATTTGAAGGGGTCTCTCGTACTTCTACTTTAGAACACCACAACCTATCTGCTTCAACTCTACCGTAATCTGGAAGAAAGATACCATTTACATATTTGTAAAGATAATCAGCTAACCCCTCACAGCCAGTCTTTTCAACTTCAGTGATTTTGGCCAATCCCAAATCACCTAGTCGTTTGATATCAGCGTAGTGAGGATCATCTTGTGCTAAGAGTAATGCATGGTCAAAATGTTCTTCAAGGAAGGACTTAAGTGGCCGCAGCCCGCCGTAATCCATTGCCCAGTTTCTCACATCAAGATCATCGCATTCAAACTCAAACTTAAATGATAACGCATATCCGTGAATGAGATTACAATGGCTATCTGCCCGCCATTGACGATACGCAACTGGCGCAATGTTAGAATATTCTTTAGTTGATATGTATTTTGCCATGATTTCTTTCTAAATGTTTTTTATTGAGCTTTGCGACCAGCTGAAACTTTGTAAAAAGCTTCCACCTCAACCGAAGAATAAGCGTGTTGAATATGTTCAGCACCTTGTGGGGTGTTGGTTATTTTTAACTCACACACCACCCCTAGTAAAGCTAGGTGTCGTATAGTCTCGTTAAGGTCTACTAGTTGCTGTTTGATCATCTGGCCCAACGCACGTTCGGTCATACACCTGCCCGCAATGTTTGACTATTCTTTAGTTGATATGTATTTGCCATTATCTATTATAACACACCCATTGTAATTTGTATATAGGGCAAATGCCCTTTCTATACTTATTTACCTAAATTCAATTCTTTTCTAATGGTTGTTGCACTGATTTTTACAATGCTCTCGTCAAAAATTTCTTCGCCTGAAGTGTAGCCGACCCCTCGCCCCCATCCAATATGAACAATATTAGGCACAACTTGTATTTCGTATTGCCCTTGAAAGAGTGGATCTAAATCGCGGCGAATAAACCTAGTAACCTGGTTAATAGCAAATGGATTGCTACCTTGCCAACCCTGAACATCACGAATTTGTATTATCACTTGTCCGGTTCGTGCTATCAACCGTTCAAATAGCGCACGATGCCCGTCATGCCAGGGTTGCCAACGACCTAACATTTGTACCGTTTCTTTTTTCCAATCAAACACTGGTCGGCGCCGCTTGTCTAGGATATGGCCAGCAATAAATTCAGCCCACTTCTCTGCATCTTTTTCGTTAACACGAAAGTCATATACTTCCGGCTCTACAAACATAGCATTCGTATCCGCATATCGACCTTCTTGTATGGTGTCCATCCAAATAGTCCAATCGGCTTTGTAGTTATTACGCATATCAACTAGCGGTGCTACAAAATCACAAATCACATATTGTTTGTATGACTCATCCGCCAATGCTCGCATACGCTTACTTTGTCGGATACGGCCTTCTTGGCTGAAATCCCAGTCATCGTATTTTTTCCTGATTTCATCTGCATTCAACCATCCAACTTCGCGGTCGGCTAGCATTAGTTCAATTTTCAATCTGTGAGCCAGGGTGGTTTTACCAGAGCCAGGCAAGCCCATTATCAATATTCGTTCCATTGCTTTATCCTTATCTTAGGTCAACTGCCATTCATCATTCTTTTTCTCAGCCTCTACCACTCGCTTTCTCAAACTACTAGAACTAAATGAATGATCTCTCCCATTGAAAACAAGACGTATACCTCGTTGTTCACAAATGGTACGACCGGTAAAGGACCGTTCCATATATTCAACTCCCAGAATTCGCACATCTAGAGGCAAAGTTAGTAGAATGTCTTCCAAATCTTTTTCAGTATTATATACTACTATTTCATCAACAAACCTAACTGCACCGAGGCTAATCTGCCGTTCAACAATACTTTGAATTGGTTCATTCTTTTCAGGGCGATCCCAAGTGGCATTATTTTGCAATCCCGCGATGAGATAATCGCAGTGATTTTTTGCCTCACTTAGCATTGCAATATGCCCTGCGTGAAGCAGGTCAAACTGAGATGCCACAAATCCAATTATCAATCCTTGTTCACGCAACTCTTTTAATTTGTCAAAAATCATAATCTTATAGCTTTCCACACTGTTTCTTTACTATGTTGTTCTATGAATTCTTCTTCTCCTTCGAAGGAGCCTGTCCGTTTGAGAATATCATCTAGCAACCATTTCAACCTATATAGGTCTTTTTTAATTTCCCATTGATTGAACCCATCATTATATGGACTGTTCAATTCACTGCTGGCCCTATGAATCTGCTGTTTAATGCTAAGATAATCCATTGGTTTGTGAAATCCCATCTATACCCTCTTTGTTACAGTTACAGTTTCTACCTTGATTGCAATCACTATTGCAATCTGTTTTATATTTGTTACCTACAATCCACCCGCATACAAATACGGCACCTATTATAACTAGCATACCATATACAACAGCATATGCGATACTATCAATCACCTTGATGATCCCTGCCTAGCAATTTGATAGAATTCATTACGAGCAGCCACATCACTTTTGAATCCACCACCCAATTTACTTGTAACAGTAGAGCTACCGGTATCTTCCACACCTCTAGAGGATACACATAAATGTTCAGCTTCAATCATCACTGCAATATCATCTGTTTCCAAAATGAATTGCAATGCGTGATAAATCTGTTCCGTCAATCGCTCTTGAATCTGCGGTCGTTTACTAAAGTATTCCACAACCCTGTTAATCTTGCTAAGACCAAGTACCTTTTTGTTAGGCACGTAAGCTACAGTGGCTTTACCTACGATTGGCAAAATATGATGCTCACAGTTTGAATATACTGCTACTCCGCGCTCAACAACCATTTCATCGTATTTCATTTTGTTGTCAACTGCGGTACATTTTGGAAATGCATCGTAGTCCAGACCCCAAAAAATTTCATTGGTGGCCATCTTAGCCCAACGATTAGGCGTTTCAGCCAAGCTATCATCAGTGAGATCCAATCCCAATGTCTCCATGATAGCAGTCATATGCATTTGAATTTTATCAATCTTGGCTTTTCGGTCTAGATTGTTTGGCTTCATTGGAGTTTCAACGCCCATTTTAACTAGATGAGCGTGAACCAGTTGGCCTAATTCGGGATTTGTTTTTGATTTATTGTAAGACATGGTACCTTCCTTTGTGATGGTATGTTTTTTGAAGTGTGCGACCTTTGTGCCGCACACTTATTTAGCGTCTTAATTAAGCCTTAGCTTCTTTTCGTGCGTTCTTAGTCTCAGTAATTTCGTTGCGCCGGGCCTTGATCGCCTTAGCTAGTTCGGCCAATGCCTTGCGTGCGCGAGTTCCCGCGGCTGAATTACCTGCTTCAAACTTTGCAGATTCCGCTTGGTATGCTGCCATGTGTGTTTCGATTTCTGTATTTGGGTTCATTTTCTTTTCCTTAAAGGTTAAATTTATACCGGGGACTTTGAAGTAAGAACTACTTCAATTCCAGTTCGTCCAATGGCCTTAAGCCAAGTATTTAATCTGTTCATAATGACTGTATCATCCTTTGGGCGATGATACTGGAATTACTTCAATTCCAGTTCGTCCAATAGCTTTAAGCCAGGTATTAAGACGATGAATGATAACTGAATCGTCCTTGGGATTATCAAAGCTAATAGATACATCCATTAAAGTATCATTAGTTGAATCTTCTCTGCTACCGAAAGACAGAGAGTAATTTGTATTGATTTTTTCTTGACTAGCCATGATATTCTTTCTTTAATATTTTGTTTCAACTGTATGTTTACGATAATCTGTACTCATTCTAAGCATAGATTCACCATTTCCCTCAAGTATATCACATATGCGGTCAATAGTACCATCGTTGTAACTACTGATTGCACCCAACTTGGGATGAGGTGCTTCCAACAATACTTCTAGCTTATTCAACGCGTCCTCTATACTCCAAGGAACATACATGCGAGTATGATCATTGGCAAAAGTTTCAGGGAAAGACCTATAAGCAGGATATAGAACATTACATCCCAAAGCGTCGGCTTCAGAAACGGTGTTTGAGACCCAGTCCTGCAGCGCACAATTAAACACAACACGGCTATCATTAACAATATTGTAGTAATCATTCTTTCCTAGATTTTCATAAATTGTTAATAGACCTCGCTGTTGAAAGGAGCGGGTCCTAGCCATGTAGCTATCATTGTTTGACTTCAACGTAGCACCACTACACACTGCAAATTCAACTGTACTTTCAGGATGCCGAGTAATGTAAGCATTAATCAGATCCATATAGAAATCAGGATTTTTTTCCTGATCCCATCTGGCTGAGAATACCACTCGCTTTTTACGTTCATTGAATGGATTGATAGAGTCAACCCGTGATTGCACTTCAGCCTTACCAAATGCCAAACCACTGATATTGTAAATTGGGGCCTTCCAGCCCGCAATCTTCATATGCATTACCATTTCTTCGTTAGTAGCTAGTACACCGTCAACGAAACTGTCGACCATCTTCTCATAATGACCCATAAAGTCAGCCATGTCCCAAACGTGAACAAAATCGTCGGGGTCGATAGACTGAGCAAGGCAACGGACGAAAATCTTGGGCCTGCTGGTAACGGGAATCTGTTTCATTATGTAAGGCAATGATTCAATACCGGGTTGAAACATGTCCTCAAAATAAATAACGTCACCCGATCGTACTTCACCGGCCTTCATCATCTTGACTAGATTCATCAATTGACTCATGCCAAAGTAGGTACGACCGTGTGCGTCTAACACCTGCCCAGTAACGATAGCCTGATCATTAGTCAGCGTTTCACCTGGTACAATGAGATAGTCAATATTCCGTTGTTTGAATACAGCCTCATTCCATTGTTGCAGTTGATAGGTGTATCGGGCAACATAGGGCTCAAGTCCGCAATATATCAATCGTCGCATTCTTGTAGTCACCCTCTATCAATCGACCTTGGCGTCGATTTCCCACATATCCTTCGCTGGCTTGCCTGAAAGATACTTGGTGAATTGCCGATATGCAAAACTTTTGTTGTTATACAAATCAGTTTCGTCCATATTATATCCAAACCGCTTGCAGAAATCTAGATATTTTTCCAGATCGTCGAAAAGTTGATGAACCCGTGGGTTGGATTGAAAGATAATTTTTGCCATTTGGTTCTCCTTAGATGGCTAGTTGTTGAATAGGTTGATGTGTTTTATAACTAATAGTAGCACCGTTCTCACCGTCTTCACTGACAGTAATCTCGATGTCACGCTTGGGATAACGAGTAGCAATAACCTCATACAGGTCATCACTAATCATTTCACAACTCTTGAAATTCAATTCAATGGTGCCTTGCGAATATAGATTCTCAAGCCAACGCTTAAATTGAATAAATTCAATATCCCTGTCATTGTGAAATACTTCAATCGCCACTTCAAAATGAAAAATGTGACGATGGGGAGTTCCTAGAAAGCTAACATCATATTCATCCCCTGTTTTAAGAGCGGGATCTGTTGCTGCTGCTGGATACAAATGAATACCTTCTTTACGAAAAGTAATCCAGACCATACGCTTTGCTTTAGCTGAAATAGAAGAGCGGCGATCTGCCAATGCTTGGTCTCGTTGATCCATGGTGTTTCCTTTATCGATAGTCATCAAAATGTACCCGTTGCGTGTCTTCTTCCCATTGCAAACGATTAAGCCTACGCAGTTCAGTTGCCACTTCATTTTTCTTATCAGACAATGCGGTAATCTTATCTAGAGTAGTATTGTCTGATGTTTTTAAGTGAATTAATTGTAGAATCTGCCTATCTAAAAGATTTTGAGATTCCTCTAAAGAAGATATTTGTGTGCTATATGACATATTATGTTCCTAGTTGAAATAGTTCATTGAACATTGGTTCAAATGATGTTGCCTTTTTAACAGCCTTCGTTTCAGTTTTTGTCGAATGAAAATCTCCGTCAAAGTTATTATTTAGAGAAGTTATTGGATTAATTGCTTTTTTGCCACTAAACCCTTGACTGCCTGATTTTAATTGCATCCAAAAGTTACTATGTTTTTCAATCAATTCCAAACTCTTCTGTCTATCGTTCAACTTAAAAATAGCATCAACTATTTCGCTAAATCGAATTCGTTCAAAGGTATCATTCATCAACATTTTAGGAATAATCCCATTGTCATACCGACGATTTGCCTCTTGCACCGCAGTCATATGCATATACACATTATGACTTTGTAGCAAAGTATAGCTCAATGTATCCCAACTAGTTTTAGTTTCTTTACCATGTTGACCCAAGAATCCCTGTCCTCTATAACACAAATCATTCAGTGTCATTATATCAGTTACAGGGCTATCTGTAAACAGCTTATGGATACCGTCTTGTAATACTGCATCTCTAAATTTGCGGGTATCTGTGGAATAGCTTTTCTTCTCGGCAGTTTTTTCCATACTGTACGCCCATTTTTTATTATGCTCAATGGTTGTGTTGAAATATGCCAAGCCCTTCGCCGCACTAAAGAATGGGCTAGCACAGTCAAAGGTAATCTGTAGGCGAGGATTATTGTATTTGCGAATTGCACGTTGAATATCGGTAAACAACACCGCATATTCCAAAATACTTGTTCCCAAACAGTGAATAAGATCGTGCTTGCCCTCAGCAAGTAAACCATCGTGGATTATACCAACCAACCTCTTTAGCATAAGGTGGATGTCGATTTTGTTTTGCCCTCCAAAAGCCCAACCATTAAAATGATTATCTGGGTATTGACTTAAATCACAATACTTTTTCATCTCCTCATACCATTGGTCAGATTGTTCGTGCGTCAACCCCTGCAGTACATTTAAAAACTTACACTTTCCCGAACGATGCTGCAAGAAGTATTCGTTATTGATGTGGGTGGCGTCGATTGCTTCCTGAATGGTACTGATACCATGCAATGATTGCCCCTCTAATTTATGACCCACCGGGTGTTTTAGATTGAAGGTGCGTAGTGATTGAGAGGGGATATCTAGACACATTCCATAATCCATGTACGTATCCATCCAATTTAGCACGGCTTTACGCTTGATCATGGCCCGAGGACAAGCGGGATCCTTCCAATCAGCAGGCCATTGCCCTTTAAGAATCTGGAATCCACCACTGTCACCCAACATAAATGTGCCAGCCTCACGGTCTCGGATAATACTTTCAGAAGAATCAACTACTGTGGTATCTAAGTTGGCGTGCCCTGCCGAGTAAAGACCCCACTTATACACGTACAATCCTTCTTTGCTGTTGAGAAAATTTAGCTTTTCCACATCACCATTGAACCCCTTGGGGATTCTAGCTGAGTCGAAATAATTTTCACCCGCTCGCTGCTTACCCAATCCAGCAATGTAAAAACTGCTGACTGCGGGTAAGAATAGTGCCCAATCTGGGTTATGCGAATTAGATAAATTTATTTGATCCATTAGGGATTTTCTTCTTTAATTAAGGATGCGATCATATCAATTTTATTTTGTAAATGTCTCCGCTCTTCAATAAGAACAGAAAGAGTTAGATGACTAGTTGCCAATTGTTCTAACTCTTGTTCTTCTTGCCGCTTTTTAGCAACCCACTCAAGTAGTTCCATCACATCAGCCGATGAGTTTAATACAACAGTGTTGTCGATTTTAAGCCATCTTCCGCTATCACTAACTTCAAAATGTTTTTGAATTCCATTCCATTGCACCGGTCCAGTGACATTAGGTAATGTCCACGATTGATCTATTTGATAGACCATTGGTCCGTGGTGCCATTGAATCTTAATCATTTTGCTTGTGCGGGGAGCAGATATCGATATGTTGCAAGACCACTGTCAACTGTAATCTCTGCTGCACCTTGATCACTAATGCGAACAGTTTTGTCGCCTGGAAGATCCATGATGGCCAAGAAAACCTTAACAGGCCACATCCAAGCGCGAGTTAGCACACCAGTGACACTTGGGTGAAATACAAAGTTACCACTGTGAGTGCTTGGGTCGCCGAAGAAAATCTTCAAGTCACCATTTTCAGTCTTAGCAGTGAAGGTTGTTTCATCATTGTTTGCTTGAGCTTGCTTTTTAAGACGCATAATTCCCGCAACAGTTGGTTCGAATTCTACGTTCCAAGCTGCACCCTTGAAGGTAACTGTCTTAACTTTCTCGTCAACGATAGACTTAGCCATCAAACGATAATCATTAATAAAGTCTCCGCTCTTGGTTTCAAAGTGCATTGCGCTGGGGATATCAACCCCATCACGCGATGTCCTAGTTACATTAATCTTAGCGTGTTCGTCGTAGTCATCAAACCCAAGAATAATTTTCAGCTTTGATAGATTGGGCATACCAAATGTACCAACGAAATCTGCGACAGGATTTTTCATAGTGCCCATAACAATAACTGATTTATCTTCTGCGATAGCAGACATCTGCGTTTCGGTGTCAGTACCCACTATCTTAATCAAATCCACACATCCGAGCCCGTATGTATGTTGGATCAAGTCTTGTAGATTATCTTTCATATTTTTCCTTTGTGTTAGTATTATTTAGGTTTATAATATATTGCATTATATTATATTTTATTGCGTAAGTCAAATTGATTGGGTAGCTTATTGAAAAACAAACAAATCATCAAATGTAGAATTGGTATCAGTGTTGCTTCGTATATCCCAATCCAAAACACCTAACAAGTTATCTATCTTTTCATCTACCAATGTGCGTTCCATTGCACTATCATCGAATGGTAATTCACAGAACCAAGCAGGCAATCTAAGTTCATCTGTAGGGTATGCGACAGAGGTAAATCCCAATGGGTTAGGTTTAAGTTTACACACGATTACCTTCATCCCGTCAACAATCTTTTGACTGTAGTTATCGCTATTAACCCTACGTAGATAGTTATAGTTGAGTGCAGCCCTAACGTGTCCGGGCATATTTTCGCGGCCCTTCTTACTGTTTGCTTCCTTATCGCCATACATAGTTAACTTGTTCACACCCTTCGGTGAACCCTTAGTCCAACTATCCTGTTCACTTAGTTTACGCTTGAAGGTCTTTATCACCTCGATAATTTCGTCACGCTGCTTACCAGCTAGCACCATGGTCAACACTTCCAACAAAAACTCTTGAACATACTTTGGAGTATCAGCACGCTTAAGATCAAGTCCCATTGCTTTAATTGAACCAGATCGACCATCTTTATCCTGACGCTTGCCTTCTTTGTCATAGATATTGATAGCATAGCGTTTTTTCGTAATAAAGATACCGCGATCACCTACGTATTCTCTACCGGCTTTGATAATCTCGCCGTTCTTTCGCGGACAGTGAAATGCCTTTTCCATAAATGCAGGAAAGCCAATGTTAACCTGATCTGCTAATGAATCATACAGCCCAATTGCAATTTCTTTATTCCATTCCATCTTACCAGCAGCAACTTCATCCTTTACCATAGGCCAGGCTGAGAAAATACATGAGTCGGTATCACCGTATACGATAGCAGCACCGTCGTGTTGATACTCTCCAGTAACACACTCATTGATGTTACTCATCATATGCCGAACAATTTGCCTACCACTCAATGTGACACTTTGCCCGATTCGTTTATCATAAAATCTACAGTGCTCATTCAAAATTGCACCGTAACACGAATTAAGCAAAATCTTTCTAACCAGCTGCCGCTTATCCCAGAAGTCTCGATCTTCGCTGGTAGTAGCTTCCCGCATCTTCTTCTGCATGATTTTTCTATCGGAATACCATTTAGATAGCAATCCAGGAATTACCCCCTCAGTAGCATGGGTAAAGATAGTACCATTGGCACTGATCATATATGGATTATTGCTATCAAATACAAATTTCCATATTTCAGCCGCACTCATTTCAACTGATCTACCGTCTTCAAAATCTACAGTGAGGACTGTTCCTCGTTCCTGATTCATCACTGCGGTATACTCTAAGCTACCAAACAATCCTTCCCACAAAACGCTACCGGTAACATCATCGTCACCTTCTTTGTGTCTGGCCTTTTCTCTGGCAAGTCGCATACCCTTGTCCAGCATGTATTGATCGGTTAAAGTTTGACGGACCTGGGCAACAATGGTTTCCGGGGCCAAGTTAAGAGCGCGGATAGCTGAGGGGTAGAGTGAATTAATGTCCGTCGCACCGACCCATTCATGGATGCCCCTTTTGGGAGTAGCAACATAGGCACCTGCTGCTTGCTGTTGTTCTTCGTCATGATTATTATTCCTTCGTTTTTTATCTGGGACTACCATACCGCGAGCATGAGATTCATTCATGATCGCCATTTCAATGGTTGCTACTGACCCCATAACGGTTGGCAGCAACACGGTGTTTTCGTGCGCAATTTGATTGGCAAGTTCTAAGAACTGTAGCTTATTGTGAATCTTTACCATTAGCATGGTATCCTGTCGATTGTATTCTATGAACTTTTTAAAGTCCTTATTATACAACTGATCGAGAGTACCTTCGTATGCAGTCTTGTTCTCTCCAACTTCCATCTCACCGATAGAATCCAACTTATAGCTGTGCCTACTTTCGTAGTTGTATTTTTTATATAGTTGAAGGTAGTCCATATGAATACGACCAACTAAGTCATATGTAGTTTCTTCCTTACCAAACCGTTCATATGTTCTTGGTTTAGGCAGGTGACCCAACAAACAAAACTTGCGAGTATCATCTTTACTCATTACCCTAGTGACACGATTTACCATATAGGGGATGTCGTACCCTTCTGAATTCCAACCAGTCAATACATCAGCATCTTCAATTAGCTGAAAGAAAGTTTCAAACATCTCCTTTTCTTCAGTGAATAGGATACAGTTTTCAAACTGTGAAACCATTTCCTGTCCAGTCTCAGCACTCATATGTTTGGGAGCAATCACCAATGTAATTAGCTGGTCTAGCCAATCCAAATACATTGAGATAGCCGTTACTGAGTTGAATGCTTCACTGGCAGGAGAAAATCCCTTCTCTTGAGAGAAATCAGTTTCAATGTCGAAAAAGCAGGTGTGTAGTTTAGGTGCTTCCACACCCAAATAATGTTCACTCAAGCATCGGTATATAGGGTTTACATCGCTCTCAAACAACTGCTTGCCAGAATGAATGCGTCTTTCTTTTTCGAATTCAGCACGGCTTTTAGTCGAGAATTTGCTAACCTGAGTTCCAAATATGGTTCGATGTTTACCCTTACGATCAGGATAGTAGAGGGTATAATTTACAGGATGCTGGGTAAAGATTCTATTACCGTGCTTATCCCGCTCGACAACTTGGATTACATCCTTGTCTTTATCTAAGATACAATCAATATAGCTGATACTCTTACTCCTTTAAAGGGTGCGACCCACTGCTTCCAAAATTGTATTTAGTGATTCGTGATCTTGATTAGCTGCACCAAGACTTGCCTTATGTGCAATACGCACAGCTTTCTTGAGGATACTGGGTTTAACTTCCAACTCTTCGGCGACAGCTTTAATCGTATCGCTCAACCCACCCTGCAATGTATCAATTTCGTGCATGGTTGCCATGCCTTCGTTAATGAGTTGCGTGAGTTTGATTTTTTGGTCACCACTGAAAATTCGATCTGACATAGTATATTTCCTTTAAAATGTTATTATACAGCATTTACACTTGTTTTTCAACAATCTTTTTAACCATTGTATCGATACCGGGATTTACTTTCAGGACATGCGGCATCATTTCATGTCTAATATAATTACGGGTATATTGAATATTTCGATTACTTGCGTCCTCACACCATTCTAAATTATGTTGCCGGCACCACTTGGAAAATTCAGCTTTAGGAGTAGTCAAAAACG